CACAGAGACAACCACAACCACCCTTTCCTATGGAAAGAGATACCGTAGAAGTCCCTCCCAGTTCTGGGGGGTCTGGGGGGACGCGCGCTGCGCGCGCCGATCGCGGCACGCGGCTGCCGGCGGACTGGGCTCCGACGGAGGACGACCGCGGGTTCGCGGCCAGCCTTGGCGTCGCGGTCGAGCGCGAGGCGGCGTCGTTCCGCGATTACTGGACGAGCAAGCCCGGCGCGGACGGGCGAAAGACGAATTGGTCGGCAACCTGGCGCAATTGGGTGCGCCGCACGAGCGAAAGGAAGCAGGGCAATGGCACAGGATCTCGATCTGAGTCCCGCAACGGGTTTATCGTTCTCGCTGAGCGCCTTGCTCGGGAGGATGCAGACCGAGCAGCCGGGCGCCCCGCTGGCGATTTCTTTGACCCAGAAGGCCGAGGCTGAGCGCGCACTGGCCGCGATCGAGGCCGCCCTGCAGCCCGCGCCGCAGGCGCTGGCGCTGCGCTGGATCTCGGCGCTTGGCACCCTGACCGCGACCAAGCCGGGCGAGGCCGACGGCGATGCCAAGGCCAGGGCCTACGCGGCGATGCTGGAATATCCGGGGTCAGCGTTCAGCCGGTCGAGCCTCGACGCGGCGGCGCGCAAGTTCAGGTGGTTCCCGAGCTACGCCGAGGTCTGCGAGCACCTCGAGGCCGAGGTCGCTGCGGCGAAGGCCCAACGTCACCAGCTGCGCCGGGCAGTGGCCCTGCCGGTCGAGGGGTCGAAGCCCTCGGGCAAGTACTCGGCCATGACGGACGCCCAGAAGGCCGAGTTCGACGCTGCGATGGCGAAGTTCAGGTCGCGGTTCGCCTCGGATGCCTCTAGGAACGCCGAGGATGGCTCAGGAACGCCGGAAGGGGTTCGGAAGTCAGCGCGACCCACATCTTCCGCTTCCGCTCTTCCTGAGCCATCCTAGGAAGAAATCAACGGAGCAGCTCGTGAGCGTGTGCGTTTACTGCGGAGATGCGGCCACCGAAAAAGATCACATCATCCCGTATTCCTATGCGGGGATGTGTTCGGTCAGAAGCGGCAAGGCGGGGAACTACGCTGGAGAAACCGTCCCAGCTTGCAAGGATTGCAACTCTTGGCTTGGTAGCCGAATGATCCTTACCGTCGCGGAGCGAAAAAAAGCCGTGGCAAGGTCTCTTCCCAAGAGATACGCCAAGCTCCTCAGAGCGCCCAACTGGACGCTAGAGGAGCTTGAAGAAATTGAACAATCACTCAGAACAGCCATCGAGACGACGGCGAAGAAAAAGGCGGCAATCAAGCGCAGGATTAGGTGGGCGTCAGAAGCTTGAGCGCGTTTCGTGTCGGAGGTGCGGCGAGAGGTGGGCGTGAACGCAGGGCGATATGCGGTTGACGCATGGCGTGGGGCGGGGCATCATCATTGCAGATCCCGTATGTTCAAAGACGGCGAATAAAATCAACGACATGGCTGCGCGCAAAAACAAGCTGCGGCTCAACGACGACTGGAAAGCGAAGATCCAGGCGTCGAACCTATGCTGGCGTCTCGCCGCGCACGTCGAGGGCAAGATCGAATTGAGCCCGACGCAGGTCCGCGCCGCTGAGATCCTGCTTCGCAAGACCGTGCCAGACCTTGGCCGCACCGAGGTGACCGGCCCCGAGGGCGGCCCGCAGGTCATCCGCTACGAGTGGAGCGAGCCCGAGTGAGCGCGCCGCGCGTGCAGACCGTGCGGCTTCCCTACGCGCCTCGGCGAGCGTTCCTGCCGTTCCATCGCCGCACGCAACGCTGGGCTTGCCTCGTCGCGCATCGGCGCGCAGGGAAAACGGTTGCCGCGGTCAACGACCTGATCCGCGCCGCGATCACCGCGCAGCGACCGCACGCGCACTACGCTTACGTCGCGCCGTATCGCTCGCAGGCCAAGTCCGTCGCCTGGGACTACCTCAAGCGCTTCGCCGCGCCCGCTACCGCCGGCGTGAATGAGGCCGAGTTGCTGCTCACAACGCACACGGGCGCGAAGATCCAGCTGTTCGGCGCGGACAACGCCGACGCGATGCGCGGCCTCGGGTTCGACGGCGTCTACTTGGACGAGTACGGCGACTTTCGCCCGAGCGTCTGGGGCAACGTCATCCGCCCGACGCTCTCGGACAAGCAGGGCTGGGCGGTGATCGGCGGAACGCCCAAGGGCCGCAACCAGTTCTACGAGGCCTTCGACGCCGCGCAACGCAGCCCAGACTGGTTCTGCCTGCGCCTGCCAGCCAGCGCCTCGGGCATCCTGCCGCCGACCGAGCTTCACGCCCTGCGCGCGCAGCTGACGCAGGACCAGTACGACCAGGAGTACGAGTGCTCGTTCGAAGCGGCCATATTGGGGGCGTTCTACGGCGTCGAAATGCGCGAGGCCTCGGACGCCGGGCGCATCGGGCGCGTCCCGCACGATCCCGATCGCCCGGTGTTCACCGCGTGGGACATCGGCTATCGCGACGACACCGCCATCTGGTTCTATCAGGTCGCGGGCGGCGAGGTTCACCTGATCGACTACCACGCCAGCAGCGGCTCGACCGTCGCGGACCTAGCCGAGGTCGTCGCAGGCAAGCCCTACCGCTACGCCCGCCACCACCTTCCGCACGACGCCCGGGCGAAGACGCTGGCAAGCGGCGGGCGCAGCGTGGTCGAGCAGCTCGCGGCGCTGCTCGGCGGCATCGGCAAGTTCACGATCGTCGCAGACCTCGGCGTGCAGGACGGCATCCAGGCCGCTCGCCTTGTCCTGCCCCGCTGCTGGTTCGACGCCGAGCGCTGCCGAGAGGGCATCGAGGCCCTGCGCCAGTATCAGCGCGAGTACGACGAGGACAAGCGCGCCTTCCGCGCGACGCCTAGGCACGATTGGACCTCGCATCCGGCTGACGCTTTCCGTATGCTGGCCGTCGCGTGGCGCGAGGAAGCGCCCGTCGAGCCGCCCCGGGCCGACCGCCCGCTGCTCGTCGGCGCCGCAAACGCAGCCACGCTGAACGATATGTGGGCCGCGCACGAAACGCGCAGCAGGAGCGCCAGGATATGAGCGAGTCGAGCGAGTACCACGCCGCGATGGGCGAGTTCGCAGGCCGAGTGCTTTGCACCGGCATCGCCGCGCAGTTCATGCACTGGAGCACGAAATCCTACGCCGCGCACAAGGCCCTGGGCGACTACTACGAGGCGCTGCCCGGCCTCGTGGACACCGTGGTCGAGGCGTATCAGGGCTGCTATGGCCTCGTCGGCAAGTTCGTCGCCCGCATGGACCCGCCGCGCGGCATGAGCGGCGAGGCGATGGCGAGCTACTTCGATGACGTGAAGGCCTACGTCGAGAAGCAGCGCGAGAAGCTGCCCGAGCGCAGCGAGCTCCAGAACGCGATCGACGAGATCGCCGCGCTGATCGACGCCACCATCTACAAGCTCCGATTCCTGTCCTGAGGAGGCCCGAATGGCCGGCGTGAACAACCCGTATCGCTACGCTTACGAGACCGTCGCGGTCTCGCAGTCGAATCAGGTCCTGGGCGGCACGGGCGCTGCGGGCGACTACCTGCACCGCATCGTCGTCGCCGTCGCCACCGCCGCAACCTCGACGGTCTCGGTGATCGACGGCTCGACCACGATCCTCGCGATCGCGGCCAACACGCCGATCGGCGTCTACTCGATCGAGATCAACGCCGTCAGCGCCAGCGGTGCGTGGAAGATCACGACGGGCGCGGGCGCGACGGTCCTGGCGGTCGGGATCTTCAGCTGATGAGCGCGGCGTGGCAGCGCAAGGAGGGGAAGAACCCCGCCGGCGGCCTCAATGCCAGGGGCCGCGCCAGCTACAAGGCCCAGACCGGCGGCACCCTCAAGCCGCCCGTGAAGTCCGGTGACAACCCGCGCCGTGCCTCGTTCCTCGCGCGCATGGGCAACATGCCCGGCCCGATGAGGGACGAGAAGGGCCGCCCGACTCGCTTGGCGCTCGCGCTCCGGGCATGGGGCGCATCTTCGAAGGCCGACGCGAAGGCCAAGGCCCGCGCCATCAGCGCGCGAAACAAGGAGTGATCCAGATGGCGATGAGCCGCGAAGAACAGGACGCCTTCGACCGCCGCATGGCGGGCATGGACCCGATGCTGCGCCCCGAGGGTACCGCCGGCGGTCCGGTTCGCAGCTACAGCTTCAGCGACCTTCGCCGCATGCTCGGGTTCGGTGAACGCCCGGCGATGTCGCCCGCCGAGGCTGCCGACGCCGCGCAGATGTACGTCCGCGCGCAGGCCCCGGCTCCGTTCGCGCCGAACGCCCCGCCGCCTCCTCCGCCCGCGCCGCCGCCCGCGGCCCCGCCACGTCCCGCCGCCCCGCCCCGCCCGCGCCTGCCGGTGATGCGTGGCCTGCCGACGAACGAGGCAGACTTCGTGCCGCCGCGCGTCGATACGTTCGGCGGCGTGACGCCGGCGGACATGGCGGCGATGGCCGCACCCGCGCCCGCACCCGCACCCGCGATGCCCCCGGCGGCGGACCCCATCGGGCCGCCGCCGGCGCGCCCGGTCACAGACTGGAATCGCAAGTCGCCAATCGATCTGGCTTGGGCGCTACGCCAATCCGACGAGCGGTTCGCGCGCAGCACCGGTTCTTCGCGCATGTCTCCATGGCCGCGATGATCTCGATCGCCACCGTCCTGCGCTCCGGCGGCGACTACCGCGCCGAGCATGTCCGCGCCCTGGCAGACATGTGCCGCCGGTTCGCGCCGGAGCATCGTTTCGTCTGCCTGACCGACCAGTGCTTCGCCTTCGCTCACAGCTGGGACATCGACGCGCGACCGCTGAAGCACGACTGGGCGGGCTGGTGGGCCAAGATGGAGCTGTTCACGTTGCCCGGTCCCGTTCTGTTCTTCGACCTCGACACCGTTCTGCGCCGCGATATCACGCCGCTGGTCGAGCTGGTCCGCGACGAGGAGTTCGTCATCCTGCGCGACTTCTACCGCGGGCGGACCAACCGCCATGCGATGCAGTCCTCGATGATGTGGTGGAACGGCGACCAGTCGCGGCTCACGGCCCGCTTCGCTGCCGACCCGCGCTTCTACCTCGGCGGCGACCAGGAGTGGCTGGAGCAGCACTACGACCGCCCGGC